GTACGATCAAGCACACCTGAAGTCTGCCGTGATAAAATGCGTGAGATCTTCAGTGTGATTCTAAACGAAGGTGAAGAGCAGACACAACAGTTTATTGGTAACTTTAAACAAGAGTTCTTTAAGATGCCAGCACAAGACGTTGCTAAAAACTCTGGTACTGATAGTATTTCTAAATATCAAAACAGAACTAATCTTTATAATAAAGGTTGTCCCATACACGTACGTGGCTGTATCTTATTTAACCACTATCTGAAAGAAAGTAATCTTACTAAACGATACGAACCTATTCAAGGTGGTGACAAGATCAAATTCGTTTATCTTAAAGTACCAAACCCTATCAAAGAAAATGTGATCTCATTTCCAAACTTCTTACCCAAAGAGCTTGGACTAGAGCAATACATTGACTACGAAACACAATTTAACAAAGTATTCCTAAGCCCTATTGAAAACATTATTTCACCACTTGGCTGGACTGCAGAAAAACAAGATACACTTGACTCATTTTTCGGTTGACAAATGGATTCAAATGTGTTATAATATAACCCACAAATGGAGAAAAGTATGACTGATATACAAATCGTAAGGCTATCAACTGGTGAAGAAGTTGTAGCTAAAGTCGTTTACGACAAAGGATTCTATACCTTAACGGATGGAATCTTACTAGTGCCGGCAGGTGAAGGTAAAATTGGAATGGTTCCTTTCGTACCTTATGCAAAAAGAGTGCCCATCGCAATTGGTGAACAACATGTTATGTTTGTTACTGAACCTGCAGATGAGCTTAAGAAGCAAGTAATTGAAGCAACCACAGGTATTGCTATGCCTGAAAGTGGTGGACTTAAGTTAATATGATAAAGATATACGGAAAAGATAATTGTGGCTATTGTAATATGGCTAAGCAGTTATGTGAACAGAAAGGCTTAGAGTACGAATACTTAAGCCTTGGTCTAGATTACTTGCAAGACGAATTTTTTAAAATGTTCCCTGGTGCAAGGACTTTCCCACAAATAACAATGGAAGGTGAAAACATCGGTGGATACACGGAGTTAAAGGAGAAGCTATGAAGAACGTTTTATTAACAACTGCTCTATTAGGAATGACATCAGTCGCAATGGCTGAAGATCGTTTTGCTGATATCAGACCAACTATGAATACTTGTGCTGCCTGTCATGGACCACAAGGACAAGGTGGCATCGGTCCTAAACTACAAGGACAGTCCGCTGATGATATTATTGGTAAGTTATTAAAATATAAAGCAAAAGAACAAGTTGGTCCTCAATCTATGTTGATGTGGGGAACAGCTCAAAACTTAACCGAAGGACAAATTGGTTCTATCGGCGTGTATATTTCACAAGGATATCCAAATGAGTAAAAATTGGGTAGAAGATATTCACCTTATGCAAGGTAAGTATTTAACAAGACAATGGGTTCAAGCTAATCCTGAAAAACTTAAAGAGTTCTTAGATTTTAGAATTAAATTTTTAGAAGAAGAACTAGGAGAAACACGTAAAGCTGTAGCAGAAAATGATCCAGAAGAAATCGTAGATGGTTTAATTGATCTATGTGTTGTGGCTATTGGTACGCTTGATGCTTACGGTGTCGATCCTTACAAAGCTTGGGACGAAGTACTCAAAGCAAATATGAACAAAGAGGTTGGTGAAAAACCAAGCAGACCAAATCCACTCGGTGTGCCAGACCTCGTTAAACCAGAATCATGGTATCCACCCTCTCACGAAGGTAACCATGGTAAATTCTCAGACTTATAGGAGATTATATTATGAAAAATTTGAGAGAAAATATCCTAGCAGCTTTAATCGCTAGGTACAACGCAGCTATTGCAGAAGCAAAAGTTAACATTGAAGTTCTATTAGAATCACACGTTGGTGTGGCAGAACATCCAGGTACTGTTGAAACAATCGACGGTGAACTAGCTAAACTAGCAGAAGCAGAAGACAAGCTAGCAAACATTCAGAAGTCTTTCGCAGCACCAATCCCACCTAAAGTTGTTTAAAAAAGGGTTGACAAACACATTTAGATGTGTTATAATATATTTTTATTATGGAGCAAGCTATGACCAAACAGGTTAACCCAGTTTCGGTTGATGTACTGCAAGAGTGCGTTGACCTACAATTGAAAAAGTCGAGAGATTATCAAAATCCAAACTCGACTGTTCAGCAAGCCGACTACTATCCTAACGGAATCACAACTATACATGATATCATGCATGCAAAAATGCTACGTATGAAATCAGTTATGGAAGCGATGCAGTCGGACGATTACGATCCTAACTTTGAGTCCCTTGAAGACTCAGCTAAAGACTTAATTAACTATTCTAGTTTCTTTGTCTCTTACTGTCGTCAAGGTATTAAAGGTCAGGATTCAACTAAAGACGTATTTAACAGGACTATATCATGAGTAACATTATTATACCTTCAAGCGAAGAAGACAGAAAACGCATCCGTGGAGCATTCGAAGAGATCAGCAATTCATTTGTTAGAATCGAAGGTGAACGCTCTTTCCAAAAAGACGCTATCGAAGCTTTGGCAGAAGATGTAGATATTCCAAAGGGAACACTACGTAAAGCTGCAAGAGTATTTCACAGGCAGAACATCAGTTCAGTAGTAACTGAAGTTGAAGACATGGAAGCATTACTGGAATCTATCTAATGAAACAAGTCCAAGACATTCGTAACATCATTATGAACAAGTATCTTCTTGAAGATTTTACTGTTGATCGTACTGGTGCAAAAACTATCGAAGTCTTTGGTGAATCGTTTCTTGCCGATGAAGACTACGTAATTCGTAAACCTGCGTACAAGTATATTGAACGTGAATTAGATTGGTACAAATCAGAATCGTTATATGTTGACGACATTCCTGGAGAGACACCACAAATATGGAAAGATATATCTTCTGATGAAGGTAAGATCAATTCAAATTATGGTTGGTGTATCTATTCAGAAGAGAATGGCCATCAGTATAAACACGTACTTCGTGAGTTAAAATCTAATCCTAATAGCCGTCGTGCTTCAATGATTTATAACCGACCAAGTATGCATCTTGACTTCAACCGTGATGGTATGAACGACTTTATGTGTACTTTCAGTAATACATTTATGATCCGAGATAATAAACTTATCTCACACTATGTGATGCGATCTAATGATGCTGTCTTCGGTTATAACAATGATTACGCTTGGGCTAAGTATGTTCAATCACAACTCGCTGAAGATCTAGACATTGAAGCAGGTGATCTAATCTGGACAGCAACCAACTTTCATGTATACGAAAGACACTTTGACCAAGTTGAGGCGTTAATTAATGCAGGTAAATAAATGGGACCAAAGATTTACAAGACTAGCTAGAGAAGTAGCTACTTGGTCAAAAGATCCAAGTACACAGATTGGTGCAGTGATTGTAAACGACGAACGTAGAGTATTAGCTACTGGTTATAACGGTTTTCCAAAAGGAATAGCCGACACACCAGAGAGATACGAAGATAAAGAAGTGAAATACGAAACAGTAATTCACGCAGAAATGAATGCTATCTATAACGCTACATACAATGGTATCTCTTTAAAAGATTCTACCATTTATGTTTGGGGATTACCTGTGTGCAACGATTGTGCAAGAGGGATCATTCAAGTTGGTGTTAAAAGAGTTGTAATGGCAACTGCTGGAGAAATTCCAGAGAAATGGGTCGCTTCATTTTCTAAATCTTTTAATCTATTTCTTGAAGCTGGAGTCACCACAGAGTTCCTACAAGGACCTACGGTGTCAGAACTTCATAAATAATATAATATATAAACACACCTTTATAATGTACCAGTGAGAACTACCTGAACAATGAGAATACTTCTACCATACTTTACAAGAAACAATATTGAGATTACAGACTCTGTTGTTATTGGTGGTGTAGAGCGTTTCGCACAGTTAATTTATCAAAATTTTGACGATGTGATACCTGTACATTTTACAGATGAAGATCGAAAGAAGCGTAGAGTGACTGATAAAATCACTGCTGCTATTGATACTTACTCACCAGATGTTGTTATTGTAAATTATGATAACGCACCACTTACTACTAGATTACAAGCAAAAACTAATACACCTATATTATGGATTAGTCATACCGCTGCTGGTGGTATTTCTAAAATTGGTCATATGCAACAAATGCATGAGTTCCAAGAAAAGGGTGGAGTAGTTGCGTTTGTATCTAAACATCAACATCTCGGTATGGATAAATTAAGTCAACGAATAGAAAAGAAACCATTGCCTATTGTTGATTTTATTAATTCAGCCTTTTGTAGTGGTGATGAGAAGGTACTTGAAAAAACTTATGATGCAGTAACGATCGGTCGTACAGATAAAACAAAAAATCCATTTTGGATGCCCAAGAAACTTGACGGCTCTGGATTACATAATATCGTATTGACATCTCACGTATCTGAATTATTGTATGGTGAACATCTTAAATACTACGAAGACAATACCAAATGGGAACGTCCAAACGAAGTATTGCGTAACTTACCTTACGATCAAGTTATGACTTATATGGCTCAAGCTGGTTGCTATGTGTCAACATGTCCTGTAGAGACTTGGGGTATTACTGCTCTTGAAGCACTTGCTCATGGTCTACCTACTATACTTGTAACGAACACAACTGACTCCCATGCATCCGAGTCGATCCCGGTCATAAATAAAGATATAATCAAAGTACGATCAACTATTAAAGGCGAAGACCTTGCTGATATTGTTCGATCTTTAAACAAGTTAACCTTTACAGAGAGACAAGACATCTCTGAAAGGACCAAAGCAAAACACAGCTTATGGGCTTGGAAGAAAAACATTGAAAAAGTGTTGACAAAAACTATAGAATGTGTTATAATAGATAATAATGACGAAGCTTCCCTGAGTAGCTTCTTTTGATAATTATGGAGAAATTGAATGAAAATCTTAATCACTGGCTTTAACAAAGAGCAATGTACACGTGATTATTTTCTAGGTAAAGAACTCAAGATCCTTAATTCACACTATTCGCTTATCCGATGCCTCGAAGCTATGGGACACGAGATTGAGCAAAGACCTGTGAGTATTGGTGAGAATCTAACTGCCTATGATAAAGTTATTGTGTACCTCTCATCTGTAAAATCTTTCAGTCACCACGCTTTTGACGCGCTGTATGCACTCAAAGCAAGACCTGACGCGCTTCTTGGAAACGATGATTGGCAAGTACGCGAAGTATTTGTATCGTTTAAACTATACCAAGAGAACCTTAAAGAATGGAAAGAAACTGGTAAGCCGTTCCTTGAATATGGAACAAACAAATACCTGGCTGATCTTTACAAAGGTGATACTAAACTCGAAAAGCTTGGTGATCATATTGATACGTTCATTGAAGGTTGTGAAATCATTAACAGAAAAACAAATCCGTTAATTCTTTGTACCTTTGCGGGTGGTGACAACGATCTATTTAAGATTGGTTACAAAGGTGATATCATCAATTACAATCCTAATCCTTACAATTTAAATCGTAGACCAGAGAATAACTATGGTGAAGATCCTGGTATCTTATCATTCTTTGATGATGAGCCAATCATTCTTCCACCCGATGAAAAGAAAATGCGTTGGGTATTCTCATCTATCGTTCAAAGTAAAACAATGCCTTGGTTCAATAAACAAACACCAACATGGGATGTTTTAAACTTTGGCCCAAGACGAGAAACTAAACTTACTAAAGGTATCGAAACATTCCGTGTTAAAGAGCCTGAGATGTGCAGAATCTATAATGAAAACTGGGGTTGTATGATGCCAGAGTATTATCATGCTGGTTCAGCTTGGTGGAGATCTCGTGTTCAGCAAGTAGCTGATGTAGAGTCTGTCCTAGTATGTTCAGATAAAGAAGGTGCCATCTATGGTGAAGCTTATGTAGGTAATACACTAGCGAGTGTTGAGAATATGTCACTCGAAGAGCTAACCAAACTTGGTAAAGATCAAAAAGAATGTTTGTACGATAACCATCCACTCGATAAAAGAGTACAACAACAAGAATTAGAGGCAATAGTACAATGAAACACGCAGCAATTATACCACTGATTGGTGGTGAGGTATTAGCTTCAGATGATGCTTACGGAGTCACTCCAGAATATATGATGACTTACGAAGGATTTGAAGGTAATGAAAAACATCTAAGAAACCATTATGAGCAACAAGGTGTTGACGTACCTTACCATATTATTGATGGAGATAATGCACCTAAGCGTTACAAGAAAGTTGATGTTGTTTCATCAGTATGTCCTTGTGCAGGCTTAAGTAGTTATCACAGTTCTTACGGTGAAGACAATCCAAATAACCAATGGATGGAAAAATCAACTAAGTTCGTATTGAATGAGATTGGTCCTAAAGTATTATGGGGTGAGAATGCTCCTGCTTTGGCAACCAACGTCGGCGCATTTATGAGAAAGAAACTTCTTAAAACTGCCAATGAAGCTGGTTATAATATGACCATCTATACTACGAAGACATTATTACATGGTACTCCGCAGATACGAAGACGATCATTCTACTTCTTTTGGAAAAGAGATTACTTTAAGAATAAAGTTCCTGTATTTAATTACTTCAAAAAAGAACATCCAACGATCGCTCAATTACTGATGGAGAATAAAAGCAATTTCCAAACAGAAACAATTAACTCTAAGATTCCATCTGTTGATGATCCTTACTATAAGTACTTCTTAGAAGAAATCAAAGGCGGAATGACTCACGCAGAGTTTGCAAAAGAGTTAAGAGAAGATGAAACTTTCACAAAGCCTTCTTTTAATGTTGAAAGTGAAATGATCCTTGGTGATTATAAAGGACAATGCAACTACAAAGAGCTATCTGAATATATGGCTGCTCAAGGCCTTGAAAGAGAAGCTGCAAAGTGTTTAAGACGATACGAAAAGCTTAAGTCAGGTAAAGGTGTAATGTGGCGAGGAACAATTATTCCTGTCAAACATATTGGTGCATTCGTTGTACATATGCCTCACGTTCTGACTCACCCGGTAGAAGATAGATATATAAACTATAGAGAAGCCATGACCATCATGGGTCTTCCACAAGATTATGAATTACTTGATCCTGAGAAAAGCGTCAATCACATTTGTCAAAATGTTCCGTTCAATACTGCTAGAGATATGGCTACTCAAGTCAAAGCAGCGATCGAGCGCAAACTTCCTATGGAAGATGCTTCATTCATGTACCAAGACAATATGTCTCAAAGAATACGAGAGACCACATCAACAGTTGATATTACAGAGTTTATGACATGAAGAAAAATTTAGTACTTGATTTTGAAACAATGGGCGTAGAGCCGTCTACATGTGCAGTAGTTGACTGTTCAGTAATGATCTTTGATTGGGACGAATTTACACAAAACCCTTATGGCTTAAAAGATATTAGCAAGACTCGTAGGTTTAAGCTTAATGTACAAGAGCAAGTAAAAGACTATGGATATGCTATTGAAGACAGTGTTTTAGAATTTTGGTCTAAACAAGATAAAGAAGTACGTGCTCGTGTTAAACCAACACAACATGACTTAACTGTTAAAGAGTTTGTATCTAACTTTCACAATTTAGTTGTTGATGAAAATATTGGTCATTGGTGGACTAGAGGTAATGCTTTCGATCCAGTTATCTTAACAAGACTATTTGATAGTCAAGGTCGTAAGAATCATCTTAACACTTATTTAAAATATTATATGGTACGTGATATGCGGACTTATATAGATGCAAAATTTAATTTTGACACACAGAACGGTTTCTGTCCAATTGCAGATGAAAAGCTATGGGACAGATCGTTTAAGAAACACGACAGTTCTTGGGATGTATTAGCAGATGTGCTTAGACTTCAAGCGATCGCTCGAGCTGAAAATGATATGGAGCAAATCTAATGAAGATTGAAATCAAAACAGAAGAACTAAGAAAACATAAAATATTTGTAGGTACACCAATGTATGGTGGCCAAGCAACTGGTTTATACACTAAAGCAACGAATGACTTGAGCATGTTATGTGCAGCTCATGGTATTACTTTAAAGTACTACTTCTTATTTAATGAGAGTCTTGTACAAAGAGCTCGTAACTATATAGCAGATGAATTTTTAAGATCTGATTGTAGTCATTTGTTATTCATTGATGCTGATATCGCGTTTAATCCAAAAGACGCGCTTGCATTACTTGGTATCCATTTACAAAATCCAGAAGAATATCCTATTGTTACTGGTCCTTATCCTAAGAAAACAATTGCTTGGGAAAAGGTTGCTAAGGCAGCTCAAATGGGCAAGAGTGATGATGATCCATTTGAATTAGCACGGTTTACATCAGACTTTGTATTTAATCCTGTAAAAGGAATGAAGCAATTTAAGTTAAGTGAACCAGTTGAAGTACAAGAAGCAGGAACTGGGTTTATGTTAATCAGTAGAGAAGCATTTTTAAGATATCGTGATGCTTATCCTGAGTTATCCTACTTACCAGACCATGCAAGAACAGAACAATTTGATGGCACAAGAGAGATTACAGCTTTCTTTGATTGTGTTATCGACCCCGAATCCAAGCGCTACTTATCAGAAGATTACTTCTTCTGTCATAAAGCTCGTGATGCCGGCTTAAAGGTATGGATGTGTCCTTGGATGCACCTAAACCATGTTGGCACCCACATATTCCAAGGTGGAATGGGCTCTATAGCAGAGCTTGGTGTAACCGCAACTGCAGACTCGACTTCTAATAAAAAGTCGTACAAAACAGTTGACAAATAAGCTAAAGTGTGTTATAATTATACTTTAAATTTAACCAGGAGAAAACCTATATTATGAAATTTTCTAACGAAACCTTGAGTGTTCTCAAGAGCTTTACTGCAATCAACAAGTCTATCTTGATGAAACCCGGTAATGTTCTCAAGACAATTACTCCAGAAAAAACGCTTATTGCGATTGCCCAAATCCAAGATGAGATACCAAGTGAAGCTTGTGTATATGACTTATCTAGATTCTTGTCAATCCTAAGCTTATATACAGATCCAGACGTAGAGTTTGGTGATAAGTATTTTATTATCTCAGAAGGCAAGAGACGAACCAAATATATCTACGCAGATATATCAATGATTCACACACCGCCTGAAAAAGATATAAATATACCGTCGGAAGACGTTGTTGTAGATGTAACAGAAAGTGATCTTTCTTCAGTACTGAAAGCAGCAGGTGTTCTACAATTTTCAGAAATCGCATTTGTTGGCGAAAGCGGCAAGTGTTATCTGAAAGCAATCGACAGTGCAAACGATAACGCAGATGACTTTGGCGTTGAAATCGGGAACACTGACGATGAGTTCAAGGTGATCATTAAAACTGATAACTTGAAACTTATGCCAATGGATTACAAAGTTACCATTTGTTCAAAGGGTATCTCTGAATTCAAGGGTAAGGATGTCACATATTTTGTGGCGATAGATTCAAAGTCGACTTATAATAAAGGATAACATTATGAATAATGTACAAGATGGCAACTTCGGTGGCCAACAGCAAGAGGAACAGGTCGTTATTAACATGAACGATTTGTCAACGATCCTGCAACTTATTGATGTAGTATCAACAAGAGGCGGGTTTCAAGGTCAAGAATTGGCCGGTGTAGGAATGTTAAGGAATAAGCTTGAAGCTTATCTAAGACAGAACATGCCACAACAAGAAGCACCAGCAGGTGCGGACGGTGAAGTGGATGTAGCTGCACCAGTCGGTGGTGAACTGGCTGACAAGGTAATTGACTAAAAGATTACCAACCTTTCTCGAGAATAGGGGACACAGTTTAACCGCTTGTCCCCGCCCCTCAATTTATTATATTATGTATCAAGGTGATCTATGCAACACAAAACAAATGAAGTCCTATGGGTAGAAAAGTACCGTCCTCAAAATATCGAAGACACAATCTTACCCGAGACAATGAAAAATACGTTTCGCAAATTTGTAAATGACGAAAACGTACCAAACTTATTACTAACCGGTGGACCAGGAGTAGGTAAAACTACGATCGCTAAAGCCATGCTCGATGAAATGGGCTGTGACTATTTAGTTAAAAACGGTTCCCTTAATGTGAATATCGACACTCTTCGATATGATATCTCAACTTATGCAAGTGCTGTCTCCCTCAGTGGTGGACGTAAGTACGTAATCTTTGACGAAGCAGACTATCTGAATGCAGCTTCTGTTCAACCAGCTTTACGTAACTTTATCGAAGAATATTCTGCCAACTGTGGCTTTATATTTACTTGTAATTTTAAGAACAGAATTATTAGTCCATTGAGATCACGACTCAGTGAGATTGATTTTTCAATTGAACAAACAGAGCGTCCTGCTCTAGCAATGCAATTCTTCAAACGCGTTATTGCCATACTCGATAATGAGAATGTAGATTACGATAAGAAGGTCGTTGCAAAAGTTATCGAAAAACATTTCCCTGACTTCCGTCGTGTATTAACTGAACTACAATCGTATGCAGCTTCAGGTAAGATCGACGAAGGTATCTTTGTAAATCTCAAGCAAGAGAGTATGGATGAGTTATTCAACCTACTCAAAGCTAAAGACTTTACTAATATGCGTAAATGGGTTGCATCTAACTCAGATCAAGACATGAACGAGATGTTCAGACGTGTCTATGACATGATGCAAGAACGCGTAGAGTTTAAGACTCAACCAGGGTTTGTAGTTACTCTAGCAGATTATATGTACAAAGCAAACTTTGTAGCGGACCAAGAGGTCAACATGGTTGCCTTCTTAACCGAAGTTATGATCGAATCAGAGTACTCTTAAATGAAGATTGACTTTCGCAGAACTGTCCCATGCTTTAACTGTAGTGAGCGTATTGAAGGAGGTGAAGAATACACTCTAAAGTACCAAGCATCAGATGGTGAAGCGGAAGTTAAGATGTGCGCAAACTGCGCCAAAGAATTTAATGAGATACTCATAGGAATAGAGGAAATACAAAATGGCCAAGGGTGACTTAAATCCATTTGATTTTATGAATGCTGCTTCTTTCAGTAAAGTAGATCTCATAAGAGATGGAGACAATCCAGAACTAATTGAAAAGCAATATAATGCTTATATTGTAAACCGCGGTTTTACTAACTTCGAAGATACTATACTACACGCTAATGAAATGAATCAGAGACACGAACTGTTTCCTGGTGCACAATTTGATTACTACCGTGCAGTATTACGAAAACGCAAAAGATTTTCCAAGTGGCCCAAGGCTACTAAGGACGTTGATCTTGATGCTATCCAAGAAGTTTATCAGTGCAATAGAACAGTTGCTAAACAATACTTTAAGGTATTGAACAAGGAACAGTTGAAAAGTGTGCACGATCGCCTCATTACCGGTGGGTAAGTTCTTAAAAAAATAAATAAGAACTATATGGTTATATACCATGGCCACTAATAATTAAACAGGTGAATATGTATCATGGAACAAGAAGATATTTTTAGAGGTGTTGGCGTTGAAGTAACGCTTCCGACACCCGACAGTTTTCTTAAGATTAAGGAGACTTTAACAAGGATTGGTATTTCAAGTCGTAAAGACAAGAAACTATTTCAGTCCTGTCACATCTTGCATAAGAAGGGTCGCTACTCAATTCTACATTTTAAAGAATTGTTTATACTCGACGGCAAGCACAACACGTTTACTGATGAAGATCATGCTAGACGAAACACAATTGTAAACTTACTTGAAGAATGGGAACTTGTAAAGATCGTTGATCCTAACAAAACAAAAGATCCTCTTGCTTCATTGAATCAGATTAAGATTATCTCTTATAAAGAAAAAGATGATTGGGAACTGACTGTCAAATACAACATAGGAAACGGAAAAAAGTAGTTGACAAAAATTTAATTTTATGATATAATAGTGGGTATATAATGATGAATGTTTACAAGACAAAAGATATTGCAATCTTACCTTCGTACGCGACTCGAGGCAGTGCATGCTTCGACGTTTCCGCTGCATTTCAAAAAGGTGATAAGATTAAAGCTTATAATTCTGTTAATAGGAAAATAGAAGTTTTAACTAAAGATATCGAAGGAGCAGCTGCTTTCTTAATACACCCTGGCCAAAGAGTCATGGTTCCGACTGGTTTGATATTTGATATCCCAGAGGATTATGTAATGAAAATGTACATACGCAGTAGTATAGCAGCTAAAAAAGGTTTAGCACTTAGTAATGGTGTAGGTATTATAGATTCTGATTATGTTGATGAAACTCATATTTTAGTTCACAACATATCTGATAGTTTGACACGTATTCAACATGGTGAGCGACTTGCTCAATGTATTATTGAACCTGTAAAACAAATAGAGATGACTGTTATTGGTACACCACCATCACAGAAAACTGATAGAGAGGGTGGTATAGGTAGTACTGGTTAGAAAGTTTTTTGTATGAGACGGATTAAATCACCTGATTTCATCATTTTATCAAACTTTTTATATAATATTGCCATTGTATTTCTCCTGTTAATATAATAAATATATTGTATATACTATTATTTATACAAACATGTTACAACTACGTGACAAAAAGGTGACAAAATTATGGATAAAGATGACACACTGCTAATAAAAATCAATAAAGAGCAGAAAAAAGAATTCATAAAACTCTGTAAAGATGACGATACATCAGCTTCAAGAGAAGTACGGGGTTTTATAAAGAAATTTATTAAGAAGCACGAAGCCCTTAATAAATAAATCGTATATTAAAATAAGTTAATATACACGACGAAGAGGTGGCAATATGAAACACTTAGTGTTTTTGTTAACTTTCTTTGCAATGGGTTGTAGCTCAGTCGGCAGTGTTGTTGATGGGACTACAGGTATTGTCGGTGGCGTAATTAAAGACGTATCAGATACTACAGTGTATATCTTAGATACAGCTAGTGACGCAGTCGACAAAGCAACACCGAAGCAAACGGATTAAAGTTAACACTTAGGACAAGGATGTCCACTTCCTCGTTATAAATAAATTTGTAGATACGAATAATCGGTCTACATAACCGGTGAGCTAATGGCCACCAAATTAGTATAACAATATCTTGCTTAATAGGAGAATAACATGACTGGATTAAATATACACAACCTTTCCCCATTCACTGTGGGGTTTGATCGAATCATCGATCGCTTAGTAGAAATAGAAAACCACCCAGCCAGAAATGGCGCACAAGGCTTTCCACCTTATAACATCAAAGTAGACAAAGGCGAACTTAATTTTACAATTGAGCTTGCACTTGCTGGTCTAGATGAATCTGATGTCGATATCGAAGTTAAAGAGAATCAACTCTCTATTAGCTCTACATATGAGACAGTAGAAGACACTGGGCAATATGTTCATAAGGGTATTTCTAAAAGGAAATTTACGCGAAGCTTTACTTTAGCAGACGACATCGAAGTTCTTGGAGCTAGCTTTAAGAATGGTCTTTTGACTATAGGACTCGAGCGTATTATTCCAGAGGAAAAGAGACCTCAAAAAATTAAAATTGATAATAAGAAGGAGTTCTTAACAGAGTAACTTTTTACGGGGGAGCGCAATGTTCCCCCACTTTATAAGGAATATATTATGACACAAGAATACAGACAAGAATTAGTACCACAAGAAAACTTTAAAACTCGCCAACGCGTAGACGATCAATTTGAATGGGTAAACTTAACTACCGATGATTTATTCAAAGGTAAAAGAGTAGTAGCATTCTCATTACCTGGTGCATTCACACCAACATGTTCGAATATGCAAGTACCAGGGTATCAAGCCCTACACGAGGATTTTACGAACTTGGGTATTGATAAAATTTATTGTATATCATGTAATGACGCATTTGTAATGAATGCATGGGCAGAAGATCAAAGAGCACCCAACATCGAGTTTATACCAGATGGATCCTGTAATTTTACAAAGAATATGGGTATGCTTGTTGCTAAAGACAATCTTGGTTTTGGCACGAGATCTTGGCGTTATGCGATGATCGTTAATGATGGAGTTATTGAACAGATGTTTGTAGAGCCTGGAATGTGTGATGACTACGAGGAAGATCCCTACGGAGAAACGTCACCTGAAAATCTCTTAGAATATCTAAGACATACTTTATAATTGATTAGGGATTCTTAGGAGTCCCTTTTTTAATTAGCTGCCGCAACAAAGACACCGCCAGACATGGTGCCTTGATTATATGAATTCACAAGAGAGCTTACGTTTTGAGCACCACCAATCGAATTTGTTATATAGTTGTTAACAGGAGCTGCGTTACTGATTGTTGTTATTGATGGTAGTGCACCTAAACCATAATTATTATTCTT